GCTTCTAATCCGGTAACTTCAGTAATCCGACCTACTGGGAATCCTCCGTTCGGTCGGTTTGAAATTGCTAAATCTAACATCGAACATCCTGACGAAATAAATTCCGTTACGTGTGTCGGTGCATCATTGTCGCCGGCAAGAAAAAATGCTGTTTTTAAAGCTTGACCTTTAAATTGCTTGTTAATGCTATCTGCTAAGGTGTTTGCTAAACTATCAGACAGTTCTGATTTACTTTTGCTCTTTGCCATTTCTTACTCCTTAATTGAATAAGTCATTAAAAGCTGATGCCACATCGTCAACTTTACCAGCAATTGGTTTTGCTGTTTTAGCTGGTTTTGCTGGCGCTTCATCCTCGTCATCATCTGATGCCACAGCTGCTGGTGTTGATGCTGGCGCATCTGCATCTGCATTTTCTGGGTTCATCCAATCACTCAATGCTTTTTCTAGCTCTTCATAAGTAGGCTCAGGAAACAAATCTGTGATTTCTGGTTGATTCATGATTTTCTCAGCAATTGCTTTGTCTTCAGTTGCTGGTTGTGTGTTTGGTTTAACACGGATTGAAGTTTTTGGGAAATTTGCTCCTTCTGCTGGAGTGAATTCTACATCAATATCACGACCATTCATCAAATCTGTAATGTCGCCATAATCTGGATCTGAAATGATTGATAAAATTTCTGTGTAGATTTGTTTTCCGAATCCCCAGAACTTAACTCCTTCTGCTTCTTTTCCACGAACAATAACAGGAACATATGTTCTCATTTTTGGTTCAATTTTACGACCCATCAACCATTCATCTTTGTCGCCAGTTTTCTTAAGTTTGTCTGCAAACTCAACGATTGGATCTGCATTTCCAAATGTAATTGGAGATAGCATTGATCTTTTACTAATGTCGTAATGGAAATACAATTCTAGAAACGGATTGTCTTTTCTGTGTACATATGGTACAATTCGGATTCTTGTTTTACCTGATTCAGGTTTCCACAGATTTTGTTTTTTGTCATCAGCCTTGTTTAACTGATTCAGCTTTGCTTTGATAGCGTCTAAATTTAAAGCCATTCTTTTGCCTTTTGTTAATTGGTTAATATATGTTTGTTTACTTATTTATTATAATTAATAAGTGGGTTAAATCAAAGTTATTTGTTAATTTTTTTATATAAATAGTGTAATCAGTAAATAAGTGCCAACATTGCTGCTAGCACTAATTAAATTGTTATTTAAAAGTATTTTTTAATAACTCATCAGTATTACCATCATCATCAAGATCTAACACATCTGGTGCATTTTTCTTTATTTTATCATAGTTTACAACAAATGAATCAATAGCATTTTCTAATTTTTTATCAATTGCAGAATCATATGTAGATGTATATCCGCCTTTTCCGGTAGGATAATTAAATTGTTGTTGCATCACATCAATTTCTTTCGCTGTTTCCGGATCTAACTGTTTAACTTTATTATACACAGCTTGCCACTTATTTTGTAATCCTCTATGTCTATTGCTACTGTATACTCCAATTAATATGCCTCCTGCAACTGCAAATGATAATAATATCTTATCTTTTACTGATGTATTTTCGATAAGAAACTGATCATATATATCTAAATTTTTAGTACCAAAACGACGCATATTTTCTGCAAGTAAGTTGTTTTCGTTTTTCATTGTGTCCTTTTTTTTATAAATATCAGTTCCAAGAAACTTTCTTGAAAAATAGCAAATCAATAACACGGTATCCTATAGGATCGGTAAGTATGAATGAATTCTGATACATGTTCCAATCTAGTTGATATGTTTTATCTATAATTCCATTGTTAACAGAGCGAATAACTTCGTTAAGTGCATTCACGGTGTACAATGTATTTGTTTCTTTTTTTCGGTGTATGCTAATTGTGTTCTGTCCTCGTTGAGTCCCAGCATCGGCATTGTATGTGCAATACAAATTGTTTGATGCATTTGCGTTTGCAAATACAAATATTCTTTTTTCTGGTATCACGTAGCTTTGTTGTACATATTCTACAACAATGTTTATATCTGATTTATGTGCAAATGTGCATAGTAATTGTGTCTTCACCACTCGTCTTCCTCATTAATTTCTTCAGTTAAATCAGAATCTTCGGCTCCGATTGATTTTTCAACTATTCTTATTCTTCCCGCATCACAAACCACAAATCGGAATTCATTTGTTAGTCGCACTCGATCTTTTCTAAACACAATAAATTGCAAGTCGCCTTTTGTGATTGAATCAACTGCCGCTTGTAAATCCGTATTAAACAGATCTGGTTCGCGTACATATTTTAGCCGGCGTAGTTCGGTGTTAACATAAGTTAATGATTGGCTGTCGTTATCAATAGGTTTTATAGTAATTGACCCATCCGAATTTGTTGCAATTGGTTCAATTGACAATTCAACTGGTGTTGCATTCGGTCCTCGCAATATTACATTGGTAAATCCTTTTATATCTGAATTGATGGTGTTTGCTTCGCGATAAAATGTTTGCAACATTGCATTGTCTTTAAAATTCAAATTACCAGATAGTATAAATGACTTGCGTTTATCTAGATAATTGATTGCAGTCAATAATTCCGGATGAAATATTTTATGAAAATCAAACTTTGGATTTTCAATTGTACCTCGGAGTTGATCGATACGTTTTAATGTGGTTGTAATTTCATCCCAAAAACCAAAATTTGTTACGCTTCCTTTAGTACCTAAACGAATTGATTGAAATTTTGCTGTCCCACCGGTATAATCTTTTATCTCGTATTGGTTGCCGTTTTGATCCATATCATATGTCGCACCAGCTCCATTAATTTTTGAATTGTTAAATAAAATTGCTAGTAATATTTCACCTTTTCCTAATCCTTTAGTTTCTAATCTAAACAATTCATTTAGAAACCCAGATCGAAAATTAATTGTATTTAATATGTCTTCGGTTATATCTGAATATGAATATAAAATTGCCGCAAACTCAACACATTTAGATTGGTCCATTGAATTTAAAAAACTAATTACGGCCGAATCTGCATCAGTTGGTAATAATTTTAAAAATTGACGAAACTCATCTAATTTATTTGCTTGTTGTAATATTTGTATCAGTACTGGATTTTCAATTGTTTCTACGTCAACTGATTCGGTTATGATTGGAGCTAATCCTTTTGCTTGATTAACTATTCGGTCTCGAGTTTCACGTGAAAATGTAGTCATTTCACTCAATACATCATATAAAATTGTGTAATCTGAATCAGTTGTTGGATACCCTTTAGGAAGTCGGTATTGCCATTCTGTAAGTATTGGGTCGATATTCATAACGATATAATTTTATGTTTATTATAAATATCTACAACATAGTTTTCATGGAACCATATACATTGCCAACTTGTGTTTTCACCGGAAAATTACCTTGCTCGAGTGCTGTTTTTATAGCCGGTATCATTTCTTTGGCTTCATGCATTGGCATATCAAATAAAAGGGAATCATATGTATAAAGAATCAGACAAGTTTCTCGTCCTTGCAACACAGCTTGAACCGATTGCATTTTCTGCACAGACACTTCAGTTTCAGTGGCTTGCAAATAATAATTAAACAATTTGTTGGCTGTCATATTCTGAACGGCATCTTTGTTTATTCGGCGTTGCAGTATTGGAGTTTTAACATGGCCCTTAGCTTTCCATGTTGCCCACAAACCATATATGAAATCATTGACTTGCTTGAAGAACGGTATTTGTAAGAATTCGTGATCAATTCCACCATATAATAATCGAAACGTTATCTGTTTGCTTTGTTCATATTGTTCTGTGGTTAACTGGGTGGTATCAAAATAGAATCGACCAAAATATTCATGCACACTTCCTGCCGGCAAGCTATATCCAATTAATCGGGCAATCAATCGCACGTGATATGCATCAAAATCCATTTCAACCAATGCCCCTCGATCAAATCTAGATATGAATGCATCTCTAGTGCCATCTTCTTTGTTCATTGCAGCAAAGTTGAATCCTCTAAATGCATTGCTAGGTCTTCCGGTGGTTGTATGATAATGATAGTTAGTATACACGTATCCGTTAGTTTGTAGTTCTGGCATTCTGAAATTCTCAGTAACATGCAATCCATTTTGTTCTATCTGTGCAAATGTCTTTGGATATATTGAATTGAATTGTAAATATGATTCCGTTAACTTTACATTCATACACATAGGCCATGCATATTTACGTATTTTCTGACACATGGCCAATTGATTCATGATTGGAACTAATGCATTGATATTAGGAAATGTAGTATGTCTTCTCCAATAAAACTGATGGGCTGGTGTATAATAATGTGTTTCATCATATGCTTCTCCGTAAGTAAACCACCACAAAGTCTTTACATCCCATACGGCATCATTTCCGCCTATTTGAAGCCACTGTTTTTTATCATATATAAAGATATCAGTTAGGTCCAGAAATCGTTGTAGATGCTCAGTAAAGCCGTTTATTTGTTCGACATGGCGAATTGGCACAATGCGTTCTACGTCATCTTCCGTATACACATATATACATGATAGCTGATTAATCGATGCATGCTTT